TAGGTACTGCGTAAACTATTGTGTTAGGTTTAAACAGTAAAACTTCTTCACCATTAATAGTTGTTGTTTGTAAATCGCTTTTGCTATAAAGCATATCTCCTTGTACAACTGTATTCCAATTTAATTTCCTTAAATTTCTAAGAGCTGTCTTTAATTTATCCTGTAAACCTTCAGCAGGATGATTTTCTTCTATATCTTTGTCTGTAAAATTTATTTTAGGTTTTTTTGCAAAAACACCTTTAGTCCCCACAAAAAACTTTCCTGTTTCAGGATCTTTACCAGCAATTACGGCAGGTGCTCCGTCCCATTTGGTTGTCATACTGATAGGTGTTTTTGAATTACCTTCCAGCATGTCATGTAAACTGTATAGATAGTCAACCGCTTCTTTGGCACCTTTAAATCCTCTATTAAAGATATTGTCTTCCAGATGCTCTAGGTGAGTATTCTTACCCTCTGCTTCTAGTATTATTTCTTTTACGAAACTTTCAGTGAGCTCTGCAAATTTCACGTTTAAGCCTTAGTAAGTCTATCACCAGGTATAATGAAAGGATTAGGATTTGTTGCGGACTTTACCTGATACATATTAGGATTATCTTGCATATTTGTATCTACTATAGTTGCTGTGACTACTTTACCTTTTGATGTGCTATGATTAGATATAAAGGTAACTACGTCGCCCTTATTAAAAGCAGGTTGTGTTGTACCTTGCTGTTTATTTCTTCTGCCAAGTTTTGATCCAAGTTTTCCTAAACTGCTAAAGCCTTTACCTAAAGCATCACCAATTGTGCCTAAAGTTTTTTGCATTATTCCAGCATCTTTATCTGATCTTGATGCTTTACCTACACCACCTAAGCCAACTGCTCTAGCGGCTTTTCTCAATGCACCGCCTGGTAATTTTCCTGTTGCTTTGTGATTTGCTTTTATGAGTTGCCTGTATAATAAAGTATTACTTTGTATCTCTTGACCATTAGGTGCTGTAAATGTTTGATCATTTTTATCCCATTTATATAATGTGCCATCTGGCCCTTTAGTATTTTGTACTTTATTCGGATCAAAGTTTATCTTTTCTACAATAACGATTTCATTAATTAGCATCTTTGTTCTCTTTTTGGGCTTCTTTAATTATTTTAGTTATACCTCTGGAGAACTTTTTGCCATCTCGGCCTTTTATACTGTTTACTAATCTATTTTGTAGATCCTTTGCTGTTGCTTCATCATAAAAATTATCAATCTGCTCTAACAGGCTGATAGCACTAGATATAATATGCTCACCTCTGTTAGACACAACATGGTCTCTATCCCGATCTACAGATATTTGATTAAGTTCTTCTAAAATACTACGAGTTTTTCTCACAGTTTCTCCAATAAAAATGTATAATGCTATTTATCATTTTATTGATCATTCTTTTTAAAGAACTCTCTCATATTCATTGCACCTGATATAACATCTTTTGCTTCAGGCTCTTCTGCTTTAATGGAATTATTATGTTTAAGTTGATCTACAAGGCTACTAGTAGTCATTGTCATTGCATCTTCATCGCCTTCTTGTAAATCTTCTATTCTTAGTGTATCAGGATCAAATCTTAAATCTACTTTTGTGCCTACGCCACTACTACTTCTGGTTTTCATAAACTGTATTTGATATCTGCCCTTTTCTCGCATAGCATTACTTGTAAAAATACCCACAACATTATCTGCTGTTTGTACTTTACTAATACCACCTGCTATATGATGATGATCAAACTCTATTTCTTCTACTGCACCTCTGTTTAACTGCGAGGCTGTAACAAATAATAAGTCTCTTTCACTAGATAAGTTACGCAATTCTTCAGATACATACTTGTCTTTAATAAACAAATCACTACCACTTACCTTTTGACTTATAGGCATCATAAGATCCAGGTAATCCACAAGTAAACAGTCTACTTTTTCACCACAAGATATTTCATATTCACGCAAAAATACTCTGATATCATTTGCATTTACACCATTTGGCATCTGTTTTACTCTCAGTCTACCAGCACCTTTGGCTTTCATACGCACTTTTAAGTCTACATCATCCATGTTTTTCATAACTTCTTTTGTACCATAACCACTTACCATGCTGTCTAATCTCATACTAATTAATTGTTCACTAAGCTCTAAACTAATATATACAACATTAAATCCTGCTAAAGCCCAATTAACAGCAAAGTTTTGCAAAAATAAACTCTTACCAGCACCAGAACCACCAGCAAAAATAGTCATCTCACCTCTGTTCATACCACCATAAAGTTTATGATCTATACCTTTCCAACCTGTGCTGATTGCACCACTTTGATCTTTAATCCATTGTAGTCGCTCTTTGGGATTTTCAAAGTAGTCTAATCCTAAATCTTTTACAAGTCCCACTTGACTCGCATCTTTAATTTTATTTTCCACAGTACCATAATCTTGTTTTTCTAACAAGTCAGTACTTTCAATAATTGCTTTTTCTAATGCTTTGTGCCTACAAAATATTTCAAACTCTTTTAAAAACCATTCATGATGATCTGGAGTAACATTTGGAATAATATCTAAATGTACACCAGATGCCGCACTTACTTGCTCTGGCGTTGGAATACTATTAAAGTCAGTAGAATGACTTAAAAACAATTCAATTGCTTTTCTATACTTTATATTAAAGAACTCAGGCTTAACTATGTTTTGGCATCTAGCAAATAAGTCATTATCGCTAAGTAAAAACCTTAAAAATAGTTCTTGTGTTTCTTCGTTGTAATTATTTAAATCGCTCATTTTTGTATCTCATTAATTATATATCTTGCAAATAGCTCATGTCCTACTTCGTTTGGATGTCCATCTGTAGCACTTTCTTCATTACCTCTTGTTATATGTGATATAGGTAGTAAAAAATTTGATGTATCTATATTGTGTGCTAAACCATCTAATATTTTGTTTTCTAAATAATAGGGTATCATTGTTTGTTTACTTTGTCCAGTAAAATATACATTTTTAAAACCTTTTATTTTACAGAATCCCTGAAATGCTATAACTTGATGTACTAAATCGGTAAGAATACTTATATCGTTATTAACTAGTGTACAATAATTTTTAAATGCTTTATATTCCAATTTATTATGTAGATATTTATTTCCTATTCGAGGCACTCTGTCATCCATACAAGGATTGTCTATTATGTGTCCTATCCAGCATTGAAACTCCTTATCGTAGTATTCTTGTCGACCTATATTTGCAAACTGTATAACAACCGTCCATTCCTCTGGATTATTAACAGTATTTAAATATTCCATACTTCGTCTTATAATTCTGTGATTACTAGAACCTCTAAATGCTTCAGAAACAACCTCTTCAAAGTTTTCTTTCAATAACATTGGCCATACCCAGTCAGGAGATATATCAGATACTCCGTCTTTGATTTTAAAGTCTTTATGACCATGACTAAAACTACAGCCGTTTACATATAATTTCATATTAATGTCCTACATGTACTCCAAACATATACCCTAAAAAGAAAACTATTGGTCCTAAAATTAACAAGTCTACAATCCAATGTAATGCTATAGACATAGTGACAATTTCCTTCCAATGTAACTTGCAAACTTTTTTCCAATGATTAAAATTTTTACTCATAACATTTTTGCCTTTACTTCTATTTTAAGTTTATTGTTAGTTGCATGTTTTATTATACTGCTCACTGTTGCTAATCTTCCATACATATTAACTGCATCTGCGGCATCTTTACAATCCACATGCCAAGGCGGGAAACTTACTTCCCACCCTAGTTCAGCGGCCTGCAACATCAACTCTATTCCTGCTTCATCTCTGTCAGGACATACAATAATTCTTTTGCCTAATTTTTCAATCAAATGTGCTTGTTCAGGACCAACACTATTGCCTTGTATTGCCACACCATCTACCAGTATTGCATCAAAAACACCTTCAGTTACAATAACAATTTCCCTTTTACTGTCTGCAAATCTGTCTATGTTAAAAACATATCCAGGTTGCATTTTATGTAAGTACTTAGGCGTTTGTTTGTCAGGAGGGCTTATATGCCTTCCTGTCCAGCCTACCACCTCGTTATTATAAGTGAAAGGGACTACCAATCTCTGCTTGTATAACTTCTCATCAAAGTATAGCAGTGGATATAGACCAAGTAGTCCTCTTTGCCTTGCGTATTCCTTTACAGCATGATCTTCTGGTAAGTCATCTACTGCTGTTGCTGTTTCAGGAATTTTTTCTGTGTTAAATTTTTGTAAATTATAAACATAGTCCGTAGTACTTTCTGTTTCTAATTCTTCTGCAAACTTCATTAATTCTATTGTAACTTTATGTATGTCTTGCTGATCAGCACCTAATGTAGTTGCTAGTTGTTTATATTTTTTACCAAGTGTAGGATTAGGTTCCCAACCTGTTGTATATCCGCAATTAAAACAATTATAGGATATTTTTGCTCCAGTTGTAATAAGTCCTCCGCGTTTTCTTTTATCCGTACACATAGGACAATCCATAGTGTTCCAGCCACTAGGTGTTTTACTAGTTCTTATTGGAAGATTATCCAAAAGGAGACGATGCACCTTTTCTACTAAAAAGTCTATATCCATGCATTAATTATACACGAAAAATATGTAAAAGTCAATTAATTTCTTAATTGTACTAACGATATATTTCCTGCTGTGGGTTCACTTAATACTCTTATGTAATTAGCATTAACTTGAAAAGTATGGTGATATATTGTGGAGTTTGAGGTTAAAGAAACATCGCTCACCACATCAAACCAATCACTACTATTGTTTGCTGTATTAGGTGTATTTTCTACACAACTTGCTTGTATTGTAAAGTTTCCTGTAAATGTATTAGGATGAATTGCAATACTATGTAAGCAGGAAGTGAAGTTTCTTTTTTGATTACCTTTAAGTGCAGATGTTACAAACACATTTGAATTATCTCCATTGTTTGTATTTGTTACCTGCATAAATTGACTTACATTTGCTGTTTGCGTATCAACAGGCGTTTGCTTAGTTTGATCTTTTATCTCTATATCAAATTTTATATTGTTGTTTTGGTCAGCAAATACAGGAAGCTCTGAACCTTCTGAAGTTTCTCTAGAAATGTATAACTGATATAAGCCTTGCTCTACATTTGTAAGATCTCCTTCTGCCATATTAAGTTTTACTTGCCCAGTAGTTCCTGTGTGTTCTAAAACTCTGGTGAATATTCTTTTACCGGTTAGATTATTAAATAATGTTGCTCTTAATACATCAGAGTTTACATTTTGAAGTTTTCTGTCTTTATTTCTTATATTAAAGATTAACTCATTAGATAATCCTTTATGTGCTGTTAGTTTTTTATTATTCATAGGTCTGTTATCCACATATAATCCATCCGAGTCGATCACAAGATCAACTACGTCTTCGTATAAAAATAATTTGTGA